CGCCGGGCATGGCGTCCATTGCCAGCTTCGTATCCGTCTCTACTTGCGCTGTGTGCCCCGCCGGAACCACGCCAGGGAGGAAGATGGGAGGCCTGATTGGAAAGTGCGGGCGCTCTGGCTCTTCCATTGCGCGATGAAGGGCAGCATGGATACCGGAACTAGTAGGAACCGCTTTCGCTGGACGCCCTGCGTTTTCTCGTTTTCCACCGCTCGGCATTTTGATTTCCTTTGAATTTCTCGTGCTGATTCAAAATAGCACTATCGGACCAAAACCCCAAAGCGAGTATGCACCAGTTCCCGCATCTCGTCCCGCGTAAAGTAGCCGTCTGCGAAGAAATCGCCCATCTTTGTCCAGCCGTTGCGGTAGTCAAACTGTGATGCTCTGCGCCAAGAGGGGAAGCTGCTGCGCAATCCGTCCATCAGATAAAGGTTCGCCCGGCTGTACATGACCGGATCAGGTTGGGCGAGCACTTCTTCCGCGGACCGGCGTTTTCTCATCTATCGCCCCATCGCTGCCTTAATAACTGCGTCAGAAATGTTGAGCCGCGATGTCGTTGTAGGCGCAAAAGCCATGACGAACGCGTCTGCCAAGTTGGGCGACGGCACCGGCCCACCAGGGCGCGTGCTCTTGGCAAGGTCTTCTTTGCTCTCCACCTTGACCCGTCCGTTGCGGTCGAAGTCTCGCTTCGGAGTGGACAGTTCGGTCTTCAGCTTCTCCAAGTGCGGCATGTCTCCTGAAATCGAGATCAGTTCATCGTCCTCGAACTTCTCTCCTCGATTGATGGCATTGTACGTGTTGCGGAACCTGTCCGCTATTCCCCACCACGTCTGCGCCTTGAGGTTGGCAAAGAAGTCCTTGTTCTTGATCTTGTCCTGCCGGTCGCTCACGTAGTACTCCTCAGGCCGCTCGACCGCCGCCCCGGCATTGAACTTGGCGTAGTTGATCCGCAAATGCTTGTCCCGAACCTGATTCAGTTCATCGAACTTCGCGCCTGCACTTGCTCCCACGCCGATGCAATCATAGCGTATCTCTGCCGCCCTCTCAGAGGCATTCAGGAATGTTCGAGAGCAGGACTTGAGCAACTCATCCTCCTTCGCCCGCCACTCCTCGCACCAGAGCGCCACACTGCCATGAGCGTAGACATTCGCAGAGGCATCCTCACCATCGTCTGCCACGTCAAAGCCGATGATCTTCCGCCCAGCCGCCTCAAATCCTAGCTTGAGATGCGCATCTATAGCCGCCTCAATCCAACTGCGCTTTATGACCGCTCCCTCTGTATCCTCTTTGGGGTTGCCCAGGTAGATGTGCTGATAATCCTCTTCAGACTCAGATTTGCACCGCTCGATCATCTGCCGGGCAGTGTTAGAAAGGAATGGGTTCTCATCAAAGTTTATTTTGCGCTTTATATAGTGCTCGGGAGTGTTGACCACAAGTCGCTGATAAATAAAGTCAGTAGCGTACTGCGGATTGAAGATGGCCCATATCTGCGATCCCTCTTTGCGGACGGTTGGCTCTACCGTGTCCCACTGCTCTTTCGTGAGAAACTGAGCCTCTTCAATCCACCACACATCCACATCTTCAAGCGACTTGATTTCAGCTAAGTTTCTAGCCAACCCATAGAAAACAAAGTTGCTTCCTGTCTGCTTATGGATGATGGAATTATCGGTGATGTCAAAGTCGCCGCGTAGACCGAAACGCTCAATCTGAATCTTGAGGAGTGTATAAACGCTCTCAACTATTTTATTCTGGAACTGGCGGGTGCAGAGGAAACGCACGCGGAAGTTGGACGCCAGGAAGATGGCAAAGCCCGCCGCATCCCAGGACTTTGAGCTGATGCGCCCACCGTACAGCACCCGACCTCGAGCTGGCGCTTCCCAGAAAGATTTCAGGCACGGATTTAATGTGGCAGGAATGGAGGATGTACTCATTTATCAGCAGGGTCCGCCGGTTGCTCGGCAATACGCTGCGTTGAGCTTCCTATGCGGGCAGCTTCCGCGCGCACAACTCGCGGATCCCTGGATAGATAGTTTGGCAGGTGCATTTCCGATGCCGCCCAGTTCACTCCGCACGGCAAGCACCGGATGTAGTCGCTTCGCAGCACTCTTGGTTTGTGGCAGAACGGGCACGGCGGCTCCGTTCCCGCTTCGTTCAGACGGTCTTTCCGGTTCAACTCCTGATCTTCGTATGTCAGCACTGTTCCACCTCCGGGAGTGGCACTTTGCGCAGTGTGACGGATAAACACAGCCCTTGAGCCATGCATGTTTACATTCGTCACACTTCCACGCTTGTACCGTTATCTCCATGTGCCTATTGTATACGGGGTGTGACCAATGTAAACACTATTCTTTCTTGGGTGTCGCCGCATAGAAGTCAGCCAGCGTGCGCACTTGGATAGGACCCCCGTCCTTGCCGGTGATCTCCGTGCGATCCGTGAACAGTTTCAGGTACTTGCCCAGCAATTCAAGGCTTGCCCGCTTATCGGTCAGCTTGTACTTCTTCAGCAGGCCGTATGCGTGCTTCTCATCTCCTGTGCCTTCAAAGAGTTCCACGAATTCAAAGCCCGCTACCGCCATAGCCGTTCCATCGTCAAGCTCATGCAGTTGCTTGGGGCTTCCGTCTGGCTCGAACAGTTTGCGTGGATCAAAGAATGCCAGCTTTGCAATCTCTTCAAGCACTCTTTCTGCGCTAATCTCTAGTTTTCCGCACACTTTGCCTGTTTTCTTGGCGATCTCTGCACGAACCTTAGGATTACTTAGAAGCTGCGCTCCCCAACTATCAGCGCCCTTTTCGCTGTAACCTGCTTTAATTGCAGCACTTGTGGCGTTTAGGCTCACACAATACTCTGCCACGAATCGCGCTTGCCGTGCTGTGAGGCCCTCAGCCATTTACGCCGCCCTCTTCTCGGGCAAGATCAGCCACCGCTCCGACACAAGCCCGCCCGGATAGCGCACATGCACCACCAGGCTTACTCTCAGCTTGGGGATCGCTTTAGGCATTGTTCCTACCATGCGAGTATTCTAGCGCAATTCGTCTTTTTCCATTGATTTATGGCGAATATTAGGAGAAAGATTGTGCTGGCCATCACACCACACGCTATTATTCACTCTTTTCATACGTTTTCACTTGCATTACATCTTTTGATGCTGTACTCTTATCACAGATCAGCAAGGGAGGAAAACCGCAATGACAAGCCCTCACACTATCGACCCGCGCATCGAAGCCGAGGCCGCGCTATATGACATGGAAGCCCACGCCGCGCACAAGCAGGCTATTCGGTCCTGTGAAGATGATCACCGCGCCTATACTCACGTTTTCTTCGAATGGAACAAGGATTTTACCGGCTGGCGTGTCACTGGCCATGTAGCGATTGAGTATTATGGGTCGGGCTGGTTTGGCCTGATCCCTTGCGTCCCCTACCCCACTAATTGACCAACAGAGCGGTCCTTACCGCAAACGACCCCAGTTGTAGTTGTTGATAGGAGTAAGCCATGACGTCAGATTTTAGCTATCGGATTGACGGAATGTTCGCGTTGATCCTGCCCGAGAGCCCCGCTGGAGAGAAAGCGATGGGCGAAGTGATGGCGATGACAGACGGAACCGCCAAGGTATTTTCCTTTCAGCTTAACGCCCTAAAGTCCGATTTGCACCGCGCTGGTTACACTATTCGCAAACGGTCAGCGAGGAAAACATGCATCAACGCAGACCTTGAACACTTGTTCAGGTAATCGATTTTAACGGCTCGTCAGAAAATGGTGCAAAGCTTTGCACCTGAAAGGAAATCATCTCATGCTCTGGGAAATCATCGCAGTTGGAGCAATCTTAGGAATCTACCTTCTTGGCTGGGCCCTGTGGATGGCTAAAGCGCATAACGACCGCTTAAATCGTGAGTACTTTCGCAATCGCGCGGAACTCGAGGCGCTGGCGCAAAAGTACCAATGCAACCTCACCGCAGAAGAGGCGGACGAGATGATGCGCAGCAGATGGGACGGCGATTAATGGAAAATCATGACCAAGTAACCGTAAACCGCTCAATTTTGATGCGCCTCGCCAATGCGGCCGCCCGACGCGCATATGAGCAGACACAGGTGGTAGGCCCCAACAGCACCGCAGAGCATCTGTGCGCCATAGCCGTGGGCTACCTCAGCGCGGCAAGGGAGGCTCAGCGATGACTCCAGTGCAGGATCACGTAACGGTCGAGCCCGGCGAGTATGGAGGCTGGCGCATTCTGGTCGATGGAAAAGCTGCAGACTGGAACTGGGACAAAGGGGTAGCTGACCTGATGGCTGACGGCCTGCGCTACCGCCTGATGCGAGCGCTAGAAGAGGAGCAGCCATGAGCTTTGTTAGGTTTGCAACTGTCTGCGATAAGTGCCATAAGCGCAGCCAAGAATATCAAGCCTTCCCTTATTGCCGAGAATGTGGAAAGCATATTTGCTCTGATTGTCGATCCTTGGATCATGACGATCAGGAAAACGGAACCGGGATATGCGACGAGTGCGCGATAGGAGAACCGCATGAAGGCTGAATTTATCTTTCGTACTGTCAACGAAGAAAGCATGAAGTACTGCTTCGGAATCAATCTAGCTTTCGATCATACGGGCCTGATCTTCGAAGTGATGTTTCTCTTGTGGGACTTTCAAATAAACTGGCTCACCGATGAATTTTATAGGGAGCGGCCATGACGCAACCGAGGAGCCATCAACAAGTTATAGTAACTCATCCTACACAGCAAGAGTTGTATGACCGTGCTCTTGCAGCCATTAAAGCGTTAAAGCCAGATGGAATAGGGTGCAGGAATGATTTGGCTAATGATCATTGGGAGGAATTGGAGTTCTATCTCGCCGTCTTTCCGCCGACAAAGAGCGCACCGCCGACCCGTCTGGAGCGTGAGCTTGCCGAGGCACGGGCGCAGGTACTCGACTGGGAGAACCGCGAGGCCGCAATCTGTCCAGAGGATGTTGGTTTCGAGGAATTGCTCCACGTATTGCAGTCGAAGCTGGCCGCGCTGACGAAGCCGGTGAGCGCAGTGGAGTTCAAACAATTCGCGCATCCTGATGATTGGGGCGTAGATTGCACGTATATAAATGCCTGTAATGAACTGATCGCCGCTCGCGCCCAATCCACCCGCCGCAAGGCTGAGCGCAGAAAAGAGGAGAGGTAGAAATGGCACATGAATATCCTGATCCGCTGTACGACCACTCCCACGAATATCCCTATCATTGGGAGGATGTATGAGCAAATTTATGAACTGGTTTCTAGTTTTCATCTGTCGTTTCGGTGCTTTTGGGCTGATTGCTGCCAATATCGAAGCGGTTATTCTCGGGAGACTTCCCTGGGACTCAGGAAAAGAAGCGTTCGCTCTCCTTCGGGCTGCAATTCTATGGACGATAGCGGATCGTGCAGCGCAAAAGAGATTCGATGACTAACCTCTACTGCCTTCCGCCTCTGGCCATCTGCGGAGTGTTCGCGGCGGGCGTGATTCTGGGCATACTCGTAATGATGGCCGTGGACTGGGCCACGGAGAGGAGAAAGTAATGGACATCAAGAACATTTACGACGCGGTGATCTTCACCTCTGCCGCGCTAACCATCAGGGATGCGATGGATGAGGCAGTTTCTAAGAAGATAAATCTTGGGTACGCGAACCTTGGGGGCACGTACCTTGAGGGCGCGAACCTTGAGGGCGCGAACCTTGAGGGCGCGTACCTTTGGGGCGCGAACCTTCGGGGCGCGAACCTTTGGGGCGCGAACCTTGAGGGCGCGAACCTTGGGGGCACGTACCTTGAGGGCGCGAACCTTGAGGGCGCGAACCTTCGGGGCGCGAACCTTCGGGGCGCGAACCTTCGGGGCGCGAACCTTGAGGGCGCGTACCTTTGGGGCGCGAACCTTGAGGGCGCGTACCTTGGGGGCACGAACCTTTGGGGCGCGAACCTTGAGGGCGCGTACCTTTGGGGCACGAACCTTGAGGGCGCGTACCTTGAGGGCGCGAACCTTCGGGGCACGAACCTTGAGGGCGCGTACCTTGAGGGCGCGAACCTTTGGGGCGCGAACCTTGAGGGCGCGAACCTTCGGGGCGCGAAGATTTATTCTATGCGTGTCTTTTCTGGCCTCTATGACTATCAGGTCTGGGCTGTGCTTTTTGAGGATGGCAGCCGATGGGTGCGCATGGGATGCCTATTCAAGAGCCTTGAGGATTGGGAGAAAATCGGCATTCGCAAGAGCAACATTTCGCAATATCCCGATGATGGTTCCGAGCAGTGCGAAGAGCGTGTCGCAGCGTTTGAGTTCGCCAAGGCTGCGGTGCTGCGCATGAAACTGCCCGCGTCTGAAGCGGCTGCAAAGTGACGGAGAGGAGACGGCGGTGAGCGACGAGAATGAGGACATTTGCGGGCTCTGCGGTGAACCTGGAGCGGATAAGTTTGCGCATCCTGTGCATTGGCCTGGAGAGCGCGTACCAGATGGGCCGCTAGTTCACCAGCAATGTGAACATGACGAATGTGAACGGGCTCATGCCTGCCTGACGGATCAGCAGCGTCGTGCATTCTTGCGGAGCGTGCGCTAATGTGCCCCCACTGCGATCTGCGCTGGTGGCGAAGGATGGAGGGAAGACGGTGAGAGTGCTCGATCTATTTTGCGGCGCAGGCGGAGCTTCGATGGGTTTGCACCGTGCTTTTCCCGACGCGGAGATTGTTGGTGTGGATATTGCCAAACAGCCTCATTACCCGTTTGAATTTGTACAACGCGACTGGCTGGAGGCGCTTCGGGTATTGCCCGGAATGTGGGAGCGCACCGATCCCCAGCCGTTGTTTATCTGGACAAGTCCTCCATGTCAGCGGTACTCGACGATGACAAAGAAATGGGGACGAAGCGAAAATCACCCAGACCTGATTGCACCTGTTCGAGAAGAACTGGAGGCGCAAGATGTTCCTTGGGTGATCGAGAATGTGCCGGGCGCTCCTTTGAACAGTCCAATTCTGCTGTGTGGTTCAATGTTCGGATTGAAGGTTCGCAGACATAGAAACTTCGAATGCTCGTTTCCGGCTTTGGGGCCATCGTGCAACCATGCAGCACAGCCTGTGGTGGTGGGTGTCTATGGGCACGCTGGAGGTTCAAGTAAGCGGGACGGATTGACGTTCCACGGTACGAGTGCGTGGCGTGAGGCAATGGGCATCGATTGGATGACGGGCAATGAACTGGCCGAGTCGATTCCACCAGCCTACAGCGAGTACATCGCTAAACAGTGGATCGAGGCTCAGCTATGACCTGTGCTCATTGTGACCTCGCGTGGTGGCTGCACATGGCCGCGGGCTACCTCAGCGCGGCCAAAAGTAAGACTGGACAAGTGCAGTAGCAGCACCACGCCAAAGGAGGGCAGAATGGCTGATGTGAAGCGGTACGAACTGTTCGGAACATTCTCGCGCATGGAGGGATGTTCTGAGGGCGATTGGGTCACTGACACCGACTACGCTGCGCTTCTCAAGGTGGCCGAGGAGCTGGTGAATGCGCTGGAGGGAATGGTTGAATACTTTGGTGTTGGACCGCAGGGCTGTAATTGTATAAGGAACGACTGCCCGATACGCATTGCCAAGGTCGCACTCACCAATGCGGCGAAGCTGGCCCCAACCCGTACCGGCGGCTCCGGCTACGAAAGGAATGATCATGACGACTAAATGTGAACATGTGCCCGAGAATGGTGATAGCGCGACGACCTCCTGTACGAAGTGTGGTCGAGTCATCGAGTGGAACCGCAACACACTGCGATGGATTCTTTTTACCGGTCTGCGCCGGGGAAAGAAAGGTGTGCTGTGACTCTCCGCAACGGCTCATGGACCAACCGTCCCCACCCGATGTACGACCACTCCCACGAGTACCCAAACAGTAACGTGTTGCACGAGGGGCCAAACGTCAGCATCCGGCCTGTGCCCTGGCACGACAACTGGTGGGTCATTCTTTTGCAACTGCTCGTGATCGCCGCCGCGATTCTATTATGTATGCACGAAGCCGGGTGCTTCGACAATTAGCCGTCATGCCCCGCTTTTGCCCCTACACGGCCCCGATACAGGGTTCGACAAGGAAACGGGCATGGACGATCTAACAAACAGCTTCTAGCCAGGTGCAATGCTTTGCACCTGTTTTGAACGAGGAATCTATGAAAAACGGTATCCCAGTAAAAGATGTGTACAGCATCAAGGAGGTCGCCACTATTACTGGTCTTGCCCCCTCGACCATCCGACGCTGGATTCTCACCGACCACCTCATGGCACATCGACTGGGCCAGAAATTTTGGCGCATCAACCAGGCAGACGTGGAACGCATCATCAACCCGAAAGCAGAGTAGCTGGCCGCACTCGCCGCGCTTGTCCGGTAAAACAGAAAGGCCCAATCCGGGAGGAAAGGGCCGATATTGTCCGGTAGGCTCAAACGGCGTATACTGGATGTGTCCGAGCGTCCCGCGCAAAGACATAAGGCCCCGGCTGATCACCGGGATCATGTGGCAGGGGGAAATCCTCAAGTTTCCCCCGCCAGCCTTACTTGAGGAAGGTACGAATGGCAAATTCATGGTTACGTCTGTGGCACGAACTCCCAAATGATCCAAAGTGGCGCACAATCGCCCGTGCATCTGGTCAACCCATCTCGTCAATAATCGCCGTCTACATTCATTTGCTCGTGTCAGCTTCGCAGAATGACCCGCGAGGCCAGATCGATGTATGTCCCGAAGACCTTGGCTCCGCTCTAGACATTGGGACCGAGGCTGTGGAGAAGATTCTCGACGCAATGCAAGGCAAGGTGCTGGACGGTGCGGGGGTAAAGGGATGGGACAAGAGACAGCCGGTGAAAGAAGACAATAGCGCCGAACGAGTGGCCCGTTTCAGGAAACGGCATTCAGCGTTACGTAACGACGAGTCTGAATCTGTAACGCACACCCCCCCCGACTATTCACCATTTTAGACAATGAATTCAACATGATACAGACTTTTTCATCTTCACGCAGCTTTTGCTTTTTCTTTCTCTAGTCTGTATCTACTCTTTATCTTTATCTGTGGTTACATTGCAGATAAAGAGTTACGTAACTAAATGTAACGATGTAACGCGTTACAGGAAAGAGGGAACGATGAAACAGACATTTGAGCAACGCGCAGAACTGATAGCAGATTTCATCGAGGCAACGAATAACAAATACAGCCGACTGCACAACGACAATCGACTATTTGAAGCTCTCACTGCGTACAACAACGCCTATGAAGAGCGGAGAACGCACGGATTCTCGGAGGCGCGGCGCGAGGCGTATATTGCCGGTATCGCTAAACTTCTTGGAAATCAATAGCGCGGCTTTTGCGTTTTGCACAAGATAATGCAAATACCCATTGACAACTAATACTATTATCATGCTATTATCGTTTTGTTGGAGGAGAGCTACATGAGAAGTAAGACGCTTACGGTATCAAGATTGAAGTGCAAGCGCTGCGGGTACGACTGGCAGACCAGGACACCGGCAAAGCCTCGGCAATGCCCTCATTGCAAGTCACCCAAATGGGACACTGAACGGAAGACATCCAGAGAGGAGAAGTGACCATGACATTTGCAGAATCATTACGAGCGTATGCCGATTGGTGCGATGAACATCCCACGTTCCAACAGGACTCCCAAATCACCACTTATGGAGAAACGGCAGAGCAGGCCAAGGACATCATACTGGCCGATTCCTCCGCGAAACTCGATCTCTTGCAGGGAAACAGAGAAATTGTCTACCTGACGCAGACATTC